TTACACACTTAGTTTTTCACTTGCATAGAACAATTCGTTCTGATCCGCATTGTTCAATCCTCGTTTCTTCGTTCCATCTGATGTATGCATGAATACCAATTGGTTTACAGCATAATCATATCCAAGAGAGAACTCTCCAAGAACATCCAATATTCTTCCGTTCTCTTGAACCGAAGTAATAGTCGCTGGATTATCAATTTCATCAATAAGCCTTAATAGGTTATTGTCCACCGTAGACACGATAGTTCCTTTGGTAAGGTTCGGTATGCCCACGATTTGTCTCTTGCCAAGCCTTGTTCTCATGGCATCATCCTGGAACTTGTTTTGTCCAAACCTGTCCTCATATGCAATCTGATAATCTTCCGCATCAGCTTGGCTCATGAAGATAGTTTTCACTTTGTTTTTATAAAGTGATGGAATCTGTCTTTCGTATTCCGTTACCGCTTCCAAAACATTGGTTTTAGTTATCGCATCACCAGGAATCAAGAACGCTGGATTTGTAGTATCCGCTGCTATTTTCTTATGAACCTCGTTCAGTCCGTCCATTGATGAACCGAATGTAGGAGATGCCAGCCCTTTCTGTGAAGCATCAAACTTACCAGTGATGGATAAAATATTAACATCATCAATCACTTTTTCTTTTAAAATCTGCATAGCAAGAACAGAGATGCTCTTCTGCTGCAGTCCTTTGCTTTCTTCGTATTTTTCTTCAAAAATACTTCCCAAAATTTCCGCTGGATCTATTTGGAAATCCACTTTTTGATGGAAATTCTTCAAATCTTTATACAAGAATGTAATATCTCCATAAGGAGTCACTTTCTTGGAATCAAAAATCTGAACTGCATGGCTCATCAATGCCTGAACCGATGGATAATGCCCCTTTACCTTGGTTACGGTTCTTGCAAACTGGTTGATGTAAACCTCGCTTGACAAAACCATACCGCTGAATAAAGTAGGATTTACAGATAAATAACGAATAAGCTCGTTTTTAATCTGATCTGTTTTTAAACTCATATTCTTATATTTTAATTTATTCTACTTTTTTACTCTCTGGAGCAACTTGTTGTGCTCATCTTCTGGATTCATAAATCCTCCAATCAAACCATTTTCAGAATTCTCTGTTCCGTCATTCTCTACCACAGAATGTCTGTTTTTAGAGCCTCCGAATTCCTTGCATTTTTCCCCAAGTAAAGCGATGTTTTCCACCACGCTTTCTTTAGCCTCTTCTTTTAACCCTGCAGTTTCTAGTGCGGCTTCTACCGCCTGTGCCGTTTCTTCCGAATTTTTTTTTACAACCTCTAAATTCGTTACAGCATCAGAAAGACTCTGCTTGGTTTTTTCCAGTTCTTCCGCCAATCCTTCTGATTCCAGACCAGCCAAGGCGTTTTCTATTTTTTCCAATTCCTCTTCCGATAGCTTCGCAAAAGGCTTCTGCGTCCCAAACACTCCTGCATGGAATGTCAGTTGCGCTAGTCCCAGTAGGGCTGTGATTCTTGTGAATTTCATTTTATTTGATATTATGATTAAAATTTGCTCAATGCATCTTCTAGAGAGCCGAGTTCATCTATAAGACCGATTTCCAAAGCCTCTTTCGGAGTGTAGGTTTTTCCTTTGAAAACATGCCCGTCATCTTTCAGCTTCTCCCCAAAATTTTCCTTCATTCTGGAAATAAAATCATCTGCTAAATCCTTCAGCTGTTCAGTGTAGAGTTTTTCGTTTCCTTTCATCAGTTCACGATACTCCTTGTTCTTCTCTGTAGACTGTGGAGCATAGATTTCATAGATTTTTGCTCCCCATTTTTCGAACATTGCTGAAAAATCTTGATAAGAGAGCATCGTCCCGATAGAACCAATTTTATCAGCAAAAGGAGATGCCATATGATAATCACACCCAGAAGCAATGTCCAGCGCAGCCGAACACTGATAACCGCTGGTATATGATATAGTAGGAGTTTCTAAATTCTTGATGATATAGGTAAGTTCTGCGGTTCCAGAGACCATACCGCCCCCAGAATCTATATTGAGAATAATTCCTGAAACACTTGGGCTTCTATCCAATTCTTTCAAGAGCTCCCCAAGGAACTTGGTGCCGTAAGAGAAGTAAGTAGAATATTTAGTGATTGCTCCCACAATATCTACTATTACAGGAAACTTCATGTTTTCTTTCCCTTCTCCCTGTTTGTTGATTTTGGATAAATACTGCATTTCTCTCTCCTTTACACTCTGTATAGGAGAGGATTTCATCAACATAAATTCCGCTGCCAATGATGGAACAAGGCTCATCAAATAGCCTTTGTCTATTGCCAGCGGAGTATTTAATAAAGTATTACCATTAAACATTCTTAGATTTTATTTTTCAAAAATCCAAAATGTTTAGTGCGTAAAAAAAGACAGAAAAATTATAAGCTCTGGGCTTTCGGCTCTATAATGGTAGCGCCTGAAATTTGGATCTGCATCCTATCACTTCCAGAATTATCATCCTTGCGCCCATCGTGAACTTCTACCATGAACGGCTCTTGTTCATTACCCAATATCATGGAATCTACATTGGTCACCAGGCGGATGGCAAAACCCTTTTTGTTCAAAAGAACAGAATAAGCGCTGATGTTCATTGGGTTGAGACCATAGAGATTAAATGATAAATCCACTTCGAAAAAAATGTTTCCGTTTTTGGATTTTCTTTTGATAGACCTATCGAAGTCCTCAGGAACAATGTTTCTAAAGATTATTTTCGGTTCAGTAGAAACACTCTTGCCTGTGCTGTTCGCCATGAATGAATATTCTTTAGCGTTGAAAATTTCGATTTGTCGAATTTCACGAAAGAATTTTTCTGGAATATTGCTGATTTCCACCATATTTTAAAGTTTTTTTACGAAAATATTTTATTTGGCTGGTTTTCTAATCGTTGGGCGATTTTATCCTTTTTCCTGTTAAAATCCCTAATGATAGTTTGATAATAGGATTTTTCTTCCTCATGGATCCCGTAGAAATTCAGCAGGTTTTCTATGGATGTTTTATACTCTATATCATAGTAGAGTTTGTTGAGAACTGCTGTTTCATACAGATGCTCCCGAAACAAACTTTCCACCGCACGCCGAAGCAGCTGCTCGTGCGTAGGAAGAATGCAGATGCCGTGCTTGTCTGAATAAGACAATTTGAAGGAAATTTTATATTCCTCCTCAAAGACTTCATTTTTTGCACGATCATCCCAGTTCGAATTTTTCTTACTCAAAAGAGAACTGATAAGAATTCCAAACCAATTATCTCGGCTTGGCTGATATTCTGCACCAAATTTCTGAGTCAAAAACTGCTTGATCGGCTTACTCACTGGCAAAAATATACTTACTAGCATCCTTATTTTTTCAGCAAGTATATGATTTTTCCACCATATTATAAAGGCTCTGCTTTTTTTAGTTTCTGAAACTTTTATTCTGAAATTCTCTAAAAAGTAGGAAAAAAGTTGTAAGAATTGTAAGGATTTTGTAAGTGCTTATTTTTCAAATATTTATACCTTACTTTGAGTTGTAAGAATCCCATACAACAGCCAAATTCATTTTGTAAGGCAGTTTTTCCCTTACAATTTTTTTGTAAGGATTATCCATTCCTTACAAAATAAAAATAGAAGTTGTAAGGCGGTAAAACCCGACAAACAGAGCGCTCGGATAATTCCTTACAATCCTTACAACTTTTTTACAACTTTTTGGGGGTGGCAGGGGGTTGTGAAAATCGCCGCCTTGTAGGTGTGCGAAAACTGGTGCATATCAAAAAAGAAAATCCGCCCAAATCTGAGCGGATTACAATGAAAAAAACTAATTAGTGCCTAAGCATCTAGAAGTCGGTTTCTTGTGGTGCAGGAGCAGCAGGAGTGGCTGGTTTATTCTCAGCCAGCTTAATCACTTCGAAATTGAACGCAGAGAGATTCTGAGCGTGTCCCTTCGTTCCGTCCTCCTTGTTGTAAAATCCTCCATCAATGCTGAAGAAAACTTTTACTCTACTACCATCGGGAATTGCTGCTAGCTTTTCAATACCAGCGTTTTTAACCTGCATTTTGAGAAAATTCTCACGATTAGTCTGGGTGTAATTGTCAAAGTAAGAGGCGTCCAGTATGAATTTCTGAACACGGAATGTTTCTGTTTTCTGCTCCGCAGCCTCTCTGCTGTAGATGTTTCCAATAATATCCATATGAATAAATTTTAAATGTTTTTGTTTTTGTAGGTTTTGTTTATTCTTTTACAGTTGTTTCGCTGTGGTCTGTTATAACAATGGTTTTGCTGTTTCAATTAAATCTTTGAAATTCTCTAGAAATTTGTCTCTGAGATCTTCTGTTTTAAATGTTAGTATTTTATGACAATTAACTCGGTCGATAGTTTCTATTCGACCTTGGCAAAATTCTATACAATATTTAGTTTCGTTGTAATCTTCCCAATTAGGCTTCCATCCATTGTTATATCTATCTCTCAGCTGACATAATTGAGCAAGTGCTAAACATGCTTCAGCTTCTTCTTTAGTCGGAAATGTGTTTTTATTATACTCTTGGGTGATAAGCTTTCCTGTTTCAATAATATAACATTTACCATTTATAAACCACCCTTCTACAAAGAGCAAATCTTTCCATGTTTTAGGTAACTCTCTTTCCACTTTCTTAAAAATTATCTTTTCAAAAGTTGAATTTTCTCTGTCAATTTCGTAGCCCTCTGGCACCTGTATTTTCATTTCTTTTGTTTCCATAATTTGTAAAATTTTTCTTTTATTATTTCAAACCAAGTTTTATCTGGTAATCTTTTTAAGGTTAGAATTATTAAATCGTGAAAATCCATATCAGAACTCCAAAACTTTACATCTAAAACTTTTATTTTCATACTATTTTCATAAATAATATCACCTTTTTTGGTGTTTTCAAATATCCATTTAGCTCTTTGGATTTTCCAGATTTCTCCTACTTTAGGTTTATTCATTTTCTTCCATAATGTTCTTTTAATAAATCCATTTCCCGAAGTAAAATGCCAGGATACTCCCAGTCATTGCTCCAAGGGAATAAATAATTCTATCCAGCTCACTGCCAAAGGCAATTTTCTTCACATTGTGCGACCACACAAAACTGATAAGAAAGCCGCATGCAAGGATTCCAAATAGGAATTCTCTCGTAATGAAATAAGTGTTCAGCACAACCAGGAACACCTGAGTGAATCCTGTTGTAAATAATTTTATTCTATCCATATTTTTTATTTTTTCTCTTTAATTTTTATTACTTCTCTTATTACTTTATCATCGATAAACACATAATTGTGCGTGTTTGGAACCAATAGTTCCAGCCTTTCCTCATTCTGGGTTTCCCATTGGTCTAAATCATTGTAATTGCTTGGCACTTCCTTGAAAATCTCGAAAGCCTTCTCCCATTGTAGGGTTTCATCTTCGCAAATAAAACCCGTTTTTCTCCCGCAGCAATATGTGATAAGAACATACTTATAAGTCCTCCTGCTTCGCACCACTACAACATCCGTGTTGATGAATGTGCACTGGAAAGAAAGGTAGCCGAATTGCTCTTTCAGCTCTGCTCTATTCGTAGGGAACTCCGTTTTTATCATGGTTTAAAAAAATATATCGTCTTGCTCGTTATTTGTTTCCTCTGCGCTTTCTTCTGGAACTTGGATAAAGAAATGCTCCTCGGTTTTACTATCCGTCCATTTCATAATTCTTTGCCCTGCTTTATCAGTCAGTTGATCCTTTGGATTAAATATGTATCCTTTCAGTTCGCAGAACTGTTTTAATTTATTCTTGAAAGAAGTCGCTGAAATCTGCTTCATGGAATTATTATAATTCTTCAAGTTTTCATACATCACTCGTCGGCATACAGCCTGGTTAATGTTTTCATCTTTGAAATAATCTTCAGCCCATTCAAAGAATACAATTCCGATTTCAGCCAATAGGTTTCTCTTTCTGATGTTCCCTTCTGGTGCTCCTATCTTTTCATTTGTAGAAAGGTAGAACTGCAGACACTGCATGGCAAAGTTTAGGAACAAATTCCACTGCTTTTCATCCCAATCAGTGAAAAATCTATTGTTAAAATCATGCATCGGATTTCGCTCTGTGAAACCCTCTATCTCGCCATGATACCAATTCCCGAATGACATGAATAAAATCCTCCCTCTGGTGGAGCTGTCCAGCCCATAAGGTGCATAGTTGGTAGAAATACAGAACTTCGGAGATAGGTAGAACGGAATTAAATAAGCGTTCTGGTTCTTCGGATTTACATTCAAGTCTCCAGTAATATCCGTGAATAACTGCTGAAACTGGAATCTCTTATCCGCATCATCGAACAGCACATAGTCGGTCTGTTCCGTTATCCCATCATACAAGAAGTCGCTCTCCAGCAGTCCCTTTTTTCTCGCTCCTAAATACTTGGAATTCATGAACAATCTCAAAGCATGGCTGGAAAAAATAGACTTTCCTGTTCGCCCGTGGGACTCGTTGTCGTCTACTACTTCGTTGTCCATGATATAGAGACACCAAGCCTTAGCAGGGTCTTTGTATCGGTGGAGCATATATCCGAAAGAATACACCTTGTTGATAAAATGCAATTCTTGTTCGTAGATCTGATCCTCTGAAAGCGTTTCTTTATTGATGATAAATTTGTTTTCGTCAAGATAGTTATCATATTCAGACGGTTTCAAATCCCTTAATTCTTCTTTCCAATGAACTCGGCAGGTGTTGATAAAGTAGTTCATGAAATCACAGTCACTTCTTACAATATCCAACTTCCAGTTGTTATTCTCATCTTTTTTAATGTTGAAAAACGGCTCTTCTATATTCAGTTTAGAAGTGTTCAGAGTTGTTCTGGTCTGGCGGAAAATGATTTCGTTCAAAATATCGTCCTCCATCACATAACGGCTGTAGCCCTTGTCTATCCTTTCTATTTTATCCTTGCTGACTTCCCAAATGAATTTGTCAAAGAAGAAAAACTGAGAAGTAGGAGTAAAGTCTGTAAAATCAAACTCCTTGCTCTCCAGGTTCTGGAGTTTTTTCTCCGAAACTGCCTCCGAACCTATTACCATGTTCAGCAATTCATCGGGAAAAAGTCGAAGCCCTTTTTCTTTTTGTTTTTCATCCAAAAACTTATTGAAAAAGTCTTTGATTTCCTGCGAGGAAACCTCCCGAAGAATGTGCTTGTTCTGCTGAACAAAATAGTAACCATCCTTTCTGGTGGCGTCTTTTATTCTGAAAAATCCGTTCAGCTTCAAAAAATTGAACGCATTTTTGTAATTCACGCTGTAGGTTGGCGTGTGGTCTATTTTCTTCCCCTCTTTGTTCGTTCTCCATTTTTCAATCCAAAACTTAGCAGGTCTGGCAAGTTCCAAAAACCTTTTCACTTTTGCTCGAAGCTCTTTTTGTTCCTTGTCCTCAAATGCAGCTTCAGATTTCATGAAGTCGGTAAAATCTTTTTTCGGATTACCTCTAAAATCTTTGGATTTGGTAAGGCTTTCTGGGAGCCACGCAGTCTTGATATCCATATGCTCCAAAGCCAGTTTCTTCCCAGCCTCGAAGCCTGTAGGGTCAAGGTCTGGAACATTGATAACCTCAAATGCATACTTGAATAGCATCGCAATTTGTGCTTCGGTAATGTCTGCAGTTTCAGAATTGAACCAAACCACAGTTTCTCCCGTAGAAGCCATATTTAGAGAATCTCTGTCGCCAGAGCAGATGACTATTCGCTCTAATTTTTTCACTTTGGCTGGTGCAGATTCCTCCTTGTTATCGTAGGACTCCTCTACTTCCTGCTGGAATTTATTGTAAATAGACTTTACATTCTCCAGCCCAAAAATGTGCTGTGATGGCTTCTTTCCAAGGTAAGAAAATCGGTATTTCTTATCTGTTGATTTCGGCTTATAGATTTTCAGCCAAACTCTTTCTTCTTCGGGTTCTTCTACTACTACATTTTTGTTTTCGCCCTCCAGATGGATTTTCTTCTTTCCGCCTCCTGCTTTTACGATAAAGGCAAAAACAGGATAGGTTTCGGAACTCTCCACCGTGTAGACATTGCAGAGTTCTTTTTGGGTATTTTCTTCCTTTTTGAGCCAAGAATAAGACTTCAAGGAATAAAGCCCATACCTTCTGCATACTTCCTCCGTCATCAGCGGTCCAAGAACCTCCAGCTCGTAAGGTGTAAAATCTTTGGTTTCGTAGCAAAATCCCTCCTCATTCAGCGTTCCCTCGAACTCAGAAAACTTGCATACATTTATATTTTTAGGTTTAGTTTTATTTTCGTCCAAAATCCCCAATTCTCTACCCAGCTGCAAAAGAGCTTCGAAATAAGTAAGCCCCATTTCATGAGCATAAATGTGGATTCCGTTTCGGCTTTCGGCATAGAAACCTCCCGTGTCTCCCCAGTCTTTCACGAAATAAATCCCGTCCTTCTTGGAAAGATTAGCAGACTCTGTCCCTTCGTGCCGTATTTTAAAATGCTTGTTCTGCCGAACTTGAGGCAAAAACCTCTGTATCAAGTCCAGACCGCCGTTAGTCGCCTGGAATATATCGTTTTGATTTATTGGGAAATTCATTTCTTATAGTTTAGATAAAAAACCAGCTGGCAGGCTCGCACCGAAACCAGCTGGGAAACTTAAATTTAAATACAATGAAAAAAATACTTGTTCATCTTTTATAAATTCTCTCCTGGTTTGAAAACATTAAATTCCTCTTTCAAGAAACCCAGCTGAACCATTCTGTTACGATACCAAGTGGTATTGGCGTGCAGTTGCTCTTTTATAAGGATATTCAGTTCAGTTTTACAAACAAACTTTTTATAAGTAAAAAGTCTTTTGCAGAAAGTCCGATACTGAGCTGTTTTATATCGAGAATTTTGTTTTGTCGGCTTTTCCGAAACAGCTTCTGAAACAGGTGCTGTATTGTTTTTTTCTTTCTCCTTTAATACCCAGGTGTATTTATTTCTTTTTTCGTAAATCATTATCCAGTTACAACTTTTATTACAGCCTCATTCTTATTGGCTAATCTTTTTACTTTAGTTTTAATACCAATGCTAAAATCATCTCCTCCCTCTTTTAAAAAATCTATAACAGTGACTGGTGTGGATGTTTTTTTGAATCCCTCTACAAAAGCCCTTAGTTTGGGATTTTTAATTCTACTTTTCATTTGTAAATATTTGAGTTTGAACAACAAAAGAAAATTTTTCAAGGAGCAGGAAAACCGTAGGTTTCTCACTCAGTTCAGCTGAACCATATATGGTTTTTTCTGGCGTGGAAACTTTTATTCCTTTTTTTCTCAGCCTGTAGCAGGCGTTATACTGTTGTCTTTTGGCGCTTGTCATGATTGTCTTTGTTTTCACGAGTTCTACATTCAGTAACATATGAGGATGCAGCCTGTATCAAAGTATTTATATGTCCCTCTGCCTCCATTGCACTTACAATAGTTTCTGCGATAAATGGTCCTTCCGCATGAAGCATAACTCCTTCTTCACAAGGTTTTTCACCATTCGTAAGGTAATAGAAACATAAGAACCCAAAGCCCTCTGGAGCCTGTGACAGCAATTCTCTTAACTGCTCTTCAAATTCTAAGTTTACCGCAAGCGGTTTATCTGTTTTTTTCATCTTATTTATTTTAAATTATAATTGAGTTTTTAAGTTAAAAAGCCACTGCACCCCGTCTAGGCTGGTCTGTTGCCCAAAAAGTTATGAAGAAAAATTTATGATGATATTTAGACCCTTCGTGGCTATGGTTGGAATATAAACTTAAGAGCTTTTTCGCCCTGGTTGTTTCTCTAGGATTTCATCATCAGAATAACCATTTTGCTTGTAAAATTCTATACAGTTCGGTAACAGCAAACTATTTGATTTTCTTCTTGCTTTTAAAATAACAGCCACTTGTGTCGCTTTCAAGTGTATTGCCATTCTGAGAGAAAAATCATTATCTGAGATTATTCTTTTAATTATTTTTTGTGATATCGTCATTTTGTTTTATATTTTGTATTGCAAATTGTATTACAAATTGTATTGCAAATTGTATTGCAAAGTAAAACAAAACTTTCCAAAATCGCAAATAAATCTTTCCAAAATCGCAAATAAAACATCTTTAATCGCAAAAGAAAATGATAATCAATTACTTAACTTTACCATTATGAATGTTGTACAAAATATCAAGGAAATTAGAACAGCTAAAGGCATAAATCAAGATGTTATTGCTGAAGCACTAAGTGTTGATATAGCTGTTATAAGTAAAATAGAAAACGGTAAAAGAGAACTGAAAGTTAATGAACTTTCCAAAATCGCAAATTGTCTTGGTGTTGATATATTGTATTTATTTACTTATCCCAAGGTTTTTGTGGACAAAGAATCTTTGCCACCTAATAACGATAAAATATCTGTGACTTTTGAGATTTCTCCCGACAAGAGAGAGCATTTATTAAAATTGATCACTGGGAAATAA